ATCCAACTTTGGATTGGATCAATGCCACGATTGTGGCGTAAGGAGAAAACATGAGCAATCCAACGAGCAATTTTGGATGGCAGATGCCAACGGCCACAGATTTGGTCACGGATTTGCCAGCCGATTTTGAGGTTTTTGGGCAGGCGGTTGATACATCGTTGGCCGATCTCAAAGGAGGCACAACAGGTCAAGTGCTGAAAAAGAATTCAAATACCGACATGGATTTTGTTTGGGGCGCAGATAGTGCCGGCATGACCAATCCCATGACAACAACCGGTGACACAATCTATTCATCAAGCGGATCAACACCGGCTCGATTAGGCATTGGCAGCACAGGACAAATTCTCACAGTTTCAGGCGGTTTGCCGGTTTGGGCAACACCATCGGGAGCAACAAAAAATTTCACATTGTTAAATTCAGGCGGCACAGCACTTTCGGGCAGCACCACAGTCACAGTTTCAGGAATTAGCAATGCCGATGAGATTTTTGTTTATCTTGTCGGAGCATCACCAACATCAATTGCTTACAATGTTTCATTGCGAGTAAATGGCTTATCGACTGGTATTTACGACTACCGCGGCCCATACATTTCAGCCGGTGCTGGTTATTCAACCAACAATTTTGCTGTTCGAGCTGGCAATGCAGAAAATCGTGTCGTGCTGGGTGAGTGGTCTGACAGCGATGTTTCGCGCATGGATGGTTGGTTGAGAATAACTGGAGCTGCAACAAGTGGCATCAAAATTATCGACTTTCAAACTGGTGCAACGGCATCGGGTGGATCAGGTCAAGATTTGGTGTGGGGTGGTGGTGTTATTAATACAAGCGCAGCAATTACAAGCATCAGCATTATTCAGGATGATGGTGTCAATTTCGACAACGGCCGCGTGTGGGTCTATACCAGCGCATAAGGAGAAAAAATGAAAATCATTGAAAGAATTGTTAATCTTGAAACAAATGAAACAATTGACATTGAACGAGAAATGACAGCTGATGAAATTGCAGCCAAAGAGCAATCACAAGCTGCCGCCGCAGCCAAAGCTGCATTGAAAGCAGAAAAAGAAGCTGCAAAAGCTCCTTTGTTGGAAAAATTAGGCATCACGGCTGACGAAGCGGTTTTGTTGCTGTCATGACATTTCCACAAGGCACATTGCCGCGTTTGATTCAGGTTGCACTCGCTGAGGTGGGTACAGCTGAAACCGGCAACAATGAGACAAAGTATGGCAAACACATGAAAGCCGACAAGCTGCCATGGTGCGGGTCATTTTTGAATTGGTGTGCAGATCAAGCTGGTGTCAAGGTACCAAATGTTGTCAGCACACGAGCTGGAGCCGAGGCATTTAAGAAAGCCAAGCAATGGCACACGACACCAAAGATTGGTGATTTTGTTTTCTTTGATTTCATCATCGATGACAAAACAACAATCAATCACATTGGCTTGGTGATCCGAGCATCCGAAAAACAGATCGTGACTATTGAAGGCAACACATCGGGTGCTGGTGATCAGCGCAATGGTGGAGAAGTCATGGTGAAATCAAGAGCTTTGGGAGCACGCTCATTTGTTGTCGGTTATGGCCGGCCAACTTATGAGCCATTTTCTGGTGATTTACCAGATCGACCAAAAGGAGAAAAATGATGGATCAAGCAAAAGCAATCGCGGCCTCATGGGGTCGCTCATACATCGCAGCTGCATTGGCCGTGTACATGGCCGGTGGCGATCTCAAGGCAATGGCAATGGGTGGCGTTGCAGCTGTCGTGCCAGTCATTTTGCGCTGGTTAAATCCAGCTGATACAGCTTTCGGCTCAACGGGGAAATGATCCGGAAATCACTTGCGGTGGGCTTAGTTTCGATCCTTTCGCTAAGCCTTACCGCTTGTGGTTACGATGGATGGGTGCGATACCCATGCCAACAGCATGAAAATTGGGAAAACCCAGAGTGCAAAAAACCGCAATGCAAGGTCACAGGAACCTGTACGGAGGATTTGATAGGCGATGCCGCCCAAAGGTAGAGACAGACTGAGCCAAGAGGACATCAAAGCGCGTTTGATGTTTCTGATTGGCGCGGTTTTGTCATTTGTGTTTTTGGTTGTTACTTTGGGCATCACATACGCATTGATCTTTGTAACACAGCCGATTGGGGCACAAGCTCCCAATGATGCAGCTTTCATCGATTTGCTCAAAACATTGGCGATCTTTCTCACCGGGTCATTGGGTGGGGTTTTAGCATCAAACGGCCTCAAAGACAAGCACAAATCCGAATACGAAAAAAGCATTGAGAAGCGTTTTGGCGGTAACGACACGCCATGATTTGAGCGTGATTGTTGTATTTGTCGGCTGATCCTGTCACTCTCTCTTTCGGGAGCTGATACGCGGCTCCCAGAATCGGGAGCAACAAAATGAACGAAGCATCAATTGTGATCATGTGTTTGATCGCTGGAGCCTTATGGGCTGTCATGTCTTATTCGGTCGGATTCAAGGAAGGCCAGCGACAAGGCTATACACGAGGCCGGGCTGTATCACGCCACATCTCTCAGCTCAATGAGAAGGTGGACAACTAATGGCCGGATTTCTAGAAAACTACGAAGGCAACAAAGATCGCACGGATCGATGGATTGCCACATTTGCACAAGGTCGGCTTGAGGCTCACATCGTTGAATTCAATGCTGAAAAAGGTTATGTGCTGGTGCAAGCTAAGGCATGGCGCAATCAAGAGGAAACAGAGCCAGCCGGTATTGATTACGCTTTCGGCTATCGCGAGGCCTACAACCCGAACATGAAACGCTGGTTTGTTGAGGATACTGTCACATCAGCTTTGATGCGCGTGATGGCCTTGGTTATGGGTGGCACCGAAAAGGCCACAAAAGAAACCATGGAGCAAGTCAAAGTCAATGATGCAACAAAGCCTCAAGATTACGACTATTGGACAACCAAATTTGGTGATGTGCCAAGCTACAAGACAGCCGGAGAAGCTGAGCAATCAGGCATCCCATCACTCGGATCATCGATGGATGAAATCGCCAAGCAATTGGGTGGAGAGCTTGTACAAGAGGCACCGCAATGCTCACATGGTCATCGCGTGTGGCGTACTGGCACATCGGCCAAAACCGGTAAAGAGTGGGCCAATTTCTCATGCGTGGGCAAGAAACCAGATCAATGCGATCCGCTTTGGTATGTATTTACAAGCCGTGGAAAATGGGAGCCACAAGTATGAGCGACTATGTTGAAATCATCTATCCACAAGAAATGATGGCCAAGCTGATGTGCAATGGCGAGATTGTGGATGAATACAAAATTGAGCAATGCGACAAATGCTCACAGCTGAGAAAGCTTGACAAATTCGGATACCAAAAAGGCTATGACTCAAAAGACAACATCATTTGGTTTTGTGGTGATTGCCGATGATTACACGCATGGAGGAAATCCAATGCATGATTGCTGCCATTGACCATTGCAAGGATCGGGATGCTGATCACAGCTCACGGATCATCCGCAATTTGTCATGGTTTGAGTATGTTGCCCAAAACGCTGAATCCATGGTGTCTGAGTGGATTGTGGCAAAAGCTTTGGGATACGACTACACACCGGGCATGACATGGGATAAAGAAAGAGCTGATGTGGGTGAGCACATCGAAGTCAAATGGTCTCCCAATGCACACTCAAATTTGTGGATTCAGGAATCAGATCGACATGATCGTGACATTGCTGTGCTGGTGACAGGCAACTCACCAAAAATGCACATCGTTGGCTGGATTCCAGTAGCCGTGTGCAAAAAACCACGCTATCGAAACGCATCACAAAACAATTGGAGCGTGCCACAAATCAACCTTCAACCAATCGAGACTTTGATGCGGAGCAATTATGCACATCCTTCAATTTGATTGTTCGATCTGTGCCAAGCTTTACGGAAAGGCCAAGCCAATGTGATTGATTGTTGTTTTGTCATCAACGATGAAATCAAAGAAAACAAAATCACCAATCTTTGGTGTTGTGTGCCATTGCTTGGCTTTCTTAAATGCCTCGGCTCCAGCTCGTGTGCTGACAACATTTGGCACCTTGACACCAGCTTGATCGGCACACCAATTGAGAAATGACCCACACCATGGCAGCTTGTCAGCTTTCATGTGCTTGCCGTATTTCGTCTCATTGTTGCCGGTTTCAGCTGTGCCCACCTCAGCGAGCGCAATCTGAATCAAACGCGGCAATGTGCCTTGTGGAAATGTCATGACAACAACAAAGCCGCTTCATCAGCTGTGATGCCTAAACGCTCCAATAAAGCAGCTTTTTCAGCCGCTTTTGCAGCTTCGGCTTGCTTTTGTGCGTTTGAATTTGCTTCATCCGTTTTTAATTGATTTAACTCTGAATCAGTCATTTCTCGTTCAATGATTTCGCCTGTTTCAGCGTTGTGAATTTTGATTGTTGGTTTTGTCATTAGTTCACTCCGTAAAGTATGTAGGTACCCGATGCAAAGCCGGCAGATTGCGTAAAGTATTCAATGCTTGTAATTGCAGCTGTGCCACCACCACTTGAACCCCAAAATCCTAACATCCGCTCAATGTCAAAGTTTGTCGGTGAGGTTGCTCTATTTTGGATTGCAATGGCATTGATTGTTTTCCAGCTTGTTGTATTTGTGTAATCATAAAAATCAGTAATGATAAAAGTCTGACTTGTT